TGCCCCGACATAGGCAGGACATAGCACAACTGGACGAGGTCGCGCACAGGATTCTTTACGGGCATGCCCTCCGGAAACAACGCGGTATCTAAATGCGGCATATAACGCATCAAATCCACCAAAAGCGGTGCGTAGGGGTATTTATAGGTCCACCGCCAATCCACGCAACCTGTTGAATAATACCGCATTGTCCATTCTAAACCCTCAATATAATTCACGCAAATCAACTGAAGCCGGTCTACGCCGCCGCGCCCGCGCCCTTTCGCATAAATATCAACATCGAGTAATGCGTCATAATACCGATACTCCCAGTTCTCGCGAAACGGGTCAATATACCGCTCCACCGCACGCTCCTGCATCGGAATACCCATAAACTCATTCAGTGAATGACAACCCTCGAGATTCCCCACCATTTGAACGACACGGTCGCACGCAACTTTCGTCAATTCGCGAATATCCACTGCTGCGACAACGGGGGTGCTCGTCGACGCCACTGCCGCTGTAGCCGCGCTATGGCCCAGACCCCCCATTTTGGCGCCGCCGCCGCCACCGAACCGCTGCTTTCCCTGTCGGTCGCGCGTCTTATGTTCATTCATAAACCGGTTATGCTCGGTCTCCGCCAATAATGTGATAAACGCGCGCATCGTCTTCCATACAATCGTCGGTCGCCCTCCTTTTCTCTCCACCAGATACTCCTTACTTTGACGAAACATATTCGCATAGGTCTGAAGTAATACAGTCATTCCGTTTGTGCGCAAATTCAATGAGGGGAAGTGTGGCATAAAGTCATTGCCTAGCATAAACGCCATCACGATATAGTCGTCAATCGCCGCAATGACCTCGGGTGTGATACGGGGTTTCGCCGCTGCACCCGCACCCGCACCCGTCGCCGCCGCCGCCTTTGCCTCGGTGTTCGCATCAGAGATATACGCGCCGCCCCCCCGCGCACCCGCCACCGCGGTCGTCTCGCGCATCACCGCCTCCAGCGAAAACGCAAATTCAGGAATATCTAGATAATACTGGTCGTTACTTGAAAGCGTGCTATCCAGCGACTGAATGAACTCGGGTGTATCGCGATATAGGTAAATATGCTCGGACACATGAAGATGGTTCAAACAAAGCATAATCAGGTCCGCATCCAATCCATAGATTAGCGTCGTCGTGTCCTTGTGATACCTCGCATTATCGCGGATATACTCAAATATTTTATGCTCACCCTCCCCCGGAGCATCACTACCGGAGTAAATATACTCGACCATCGTTCCGATGACGCGCGCCTTCTCCGCACAATAATCGTTCATCTGTGTATTCAATTTCGTCATAAATCGTGTGCCGGGTGTGATGGACGATGTATTCCATGCTTTCTGTGCCGTCGCCGTCACCGCCGCCCCCACCGCCGTCGCCGCCACCGCCACCATCGGGTCCAACAACGCATTCTTCCGCGCAATCGTCTGCTCTACCACCGTTGTAAACCACGACTTATACCGTCTCTCACGCTGCTGGTTCAGTTTAGCAACTGGCGCCACACCGTCAAAGGCAATGAATACCTTATTCGATGGCCGAAACATCGCGAGATACTCGTTTATTTTTTCACACACGGTCTGAATCAACAGCGTTTCGTATTCATCATTGGACATTCCGCGATTCGACCCCACAACACGCACCGCGTCATAGATGAGACCATTTGTATCCAAATACAGATTATGAATCCGAGGCAATCCGTTCAACTTTTTAATCACATTTTTATGCTGCTTGACAATATTTGAGAAGTAACTTGGAATACCCATTTCGCAGATGTATACAACACTACCGCTATAGATACATTATCTATTGTGATACGTTTATATATCAATTTATTCGAAGCCAATTTCGAATGATATTATATTATAATACCGCGGATATATAACAAACAATGACACTTCAACTCACATTCTCGAATGTCATCCAACTATTCAGTATATTCGCGCCCCTGTTTTTAGGAACGTTCCTCGTCCTTGTCTCGGTATTCAACCAGAATATAAAGGGGATGATATATCTAGGTGGCGTGCTTATTGCGTCGGTTCTCAATTATATGGTGAGTATGGTGATTGGCAGCGAACCCCTGGAAAGCGAAGGCACCATATGTAACCTCGTCGAATTCCCCCTCATCCCCTCCCGGTATAATGTCCCCAACTACAACAGTATGTTCATCGGGTTTACACTCATGTATCTGCTGCTGCCAATGTTAAGTAACAACCAAATCAACTTCTGGATCGTCGGAACGATTGTCAGTATATTCGCAGTAGACGCTTATGTGAAACTCCAGTATTTCTGTACAGTCCCTCGCGGGATAACCATCGGCGGTGTCGTCGGTGCGGCACTCGGCGCAATCTGGTATTTCTTACTGAAATTCAACAACTTTGAAAGTTTACTGTTTTTCAACGACCTCACCAGTAATAATGTGGTGTGTAATCGCCCGAAGAACCAGACATTCAAATGCTCGGTGTATAAGAACGGGCAGGTGATACAGGACCTCTAATTGTTTTGTTGATTCGATAAAATTTCGGTCGGTCGGTCGCGATTCGATAAAACGGTATACATTATAATGTCTTCATAATGTATATTAGGATGCCGCATACTACACGGAAAGCCCCCACGGCGAGCGCGACCTTATTCAAACCCGGAACAACCAAAACCGGCAATGACGGCAATAAATGGGCGATTGTTGTTGACCGCCGAGGCGTGAAACGATGGCAACACACGAAGAAGAAACCGACGACCACGATGAAACTGCGACGCAGACACAAATCCGCGCGATTAGTAGCGATGGAAGCCGACCCAGATACTGTCTGGGGTAAGAATAAACCTCTCGAAAAGCTCTGGCGAAAACTCGCGTCGGGCAAGAAGGTCGTCATTATTTACACCACTTCTGCGTCACGTCTGCCCACCATCGTCAATGTCCCCGCGAGTAAAACCGCAATGAAGGCATTTTTCGACGAGTGCGACGCCGACGCGAATATTGTCGCAGTTTTATCGTCGAATATGTCGCAGGATGCGTATGAAGTTTTCCTATACCCGAAAGCTCGCGACAGGACGGTTCACGACATAATTCATAATTATAAAAAGTATTTCAAATCGTCTGGGCCGATGCCGGCGGATTTGATTGAGAAGGGGTTTCCTTCGCAAAAGAAGGTGCTGTATCCGGCGTGACCTCGCACGCACCCGCTAATTATAGAACTTCCCGTAATTCCGCACCATCCACGCCGAGAAATCCGAAAGCAGCAACTGTTTGTGAAACCCGTTAGTAAACATTTTCAGGTTACCGCCATTAGAACGCTCGCCGTATATCCTGAAAAAATACTGGACCACATCCGATGTCTTCGCACGTTTATATTTTTCATTGGCCTGTTCGTAAGTAAAAGCCGGTTTTTGTTTGCGCACATTCACGACATTATGAAAATCCACCAGAAAATAATGGAGCTGTTCCTTTGTAGTGATTTGCGCAAGCACACGCGAGTTTTTCGTCATATACTCGGTGGCGTGTTGCGTACATTCCGGGCACGGTAAATTCGCGCAAATACGCTGGATATACTGAATCAGGTCGGCCTTTATTTCCGCGAAATCGCCTGGAACAGCCTTATATGCTAATGTGTGGAATAAATACCAGACACAGGGTCCCCATATGCTTTTTGAAACCATCGTCGTATGGTCGTATTCTCTTATTCGTTACTATAATTATAAAATGCTATGAAATCATATACCTATATGAATATAAAAAAAATACAATGTTATATTCATAGCCTGTCCATCCGTCCGTCCGATGTTTAAATACGAAGTAGAAGGAGGTGTTGACTTTTTCAATGAGTTGAAACAAATGACTGCCGGCGCCACCACCGCCTCCGCCACGGCGACCACTGCCAGCCCTGCCGCCTCGACCGCCGCGCCGCCACGATGCCTCATCACCGACGAACCACTCCGCCGAGACCATATTACATTACAATGTGGACACCGATTCAATTACATCCCATTATTTAAGGATGTTTTATTTCAGAAATGCTCACTATTGCCTAAAAATCTCTCGGCGAGTATCATTACCACGTATATAAAACCGATGCCCCAGACCGCGTCGTCGGCCGCGTCGTCAGCCGAGTCGTCAGCCGAGTCGTCGGTTTCCGTAATGTATAATAGCTCATATAATCTAGAAACAACCAAGCTCCAATACAATGAAATGAAATGCCCGTATTGTCGAAGTATCACGCCGCATATTCTTCCTTACTATCCGTATCCAGAAGTATCTAAAGTGAAGTATGTGAATATTCCGCCAAATATGTCGCTCCCGGCGGTATCGTGCGAATATGACAAGTATATATCAGGCACACAAACGGCATCATTTGCTACGAATGAAACCGCGCCATCGTGTAAGTCATCGTGCGTTTATAATGAAAAATATGACGTGATGTTATGTAATAAACATTTGAATAAATTGGAAACACAGGCGGCCGCAGCAGCGACGACGACGACGACGACCAGAAAACCTAAATCGAAATCCATTACCAATAATGATGAGAACGTCATTGTTTCACATCATAATCAGGCGACGTCTGCGTGCTCGTTTGTATTATTATCAGGCGCGCGTAAAGGGACCCCGTGTGGGAAACCGATGTGGACGCCGAAAACCGCGGCGGTGCCGATGGCTGGAGGAGGAGGAGAGCAATCATTTTGTAAAGCACATTACACGAAGGGGGGGATGTGCTAGCCCATACTATTCCCCACTCCGCCGTAAATATTGACCGACGGTATGAATTGACGGCGACATCGCTCGTTCTGACTACGGTCCGGTCGTTTGGGGGCGGACCCCCCTTGGCCTATAGAACGTAGTTCCCGCCGTTGGGGGGCAGACCCCCCCTACATCCGCATAAAGACATTATTCACACGCGAATTGCCCGGAACAGGCTGAAGGGGGCACAAAACCGCCGCTGATGCCGGGCTTGATTTCTGTAATTTCGCGCGACGAACTGAGATAGACGACGAACCGACGCCAGCACCCGCCGTATATGACGCATTTTTATTGTTGTTATGGACATCCCCCATCAATGTTAACCGAACACGTTTCAGCATTTTATATTATATTATACCGTTGTATAATATACCGTGGTAAAATAATACGGCGACGACGACGGCGACGACCGAATGAATTTCATCAAGCGCTATCTCCCCGACGCGCTATCCCGACGTGATAAAACCCTACAGCGAAGTGAACTCACCAAATCGCGCAAATTATACAAACACCATAAATATTATACCCGCCGTAAAAACATCCGAACATTTACATCTAAACCGTCCAAACATACTGCGCGCGCCAGAAAGCTCTACGGAGTAGACAATATCATACCGTCGAGAGAATTGGCCAGGCGAACCGGATGCTCGATACGCGGATTGAGGCAAATCGTCCGAAAAGGCGAAGGTGCCTACTATTCATCGGGGTCGCGCCCCAATCAAACGCCGCAATCGTGGGGAAATGCGCGCCTCGCAAGCGCCATCACCGGCGGGAATGCGTCGGCCGTTGATTTCCATATTCTGACTAAAGAATGCGACCATCACAAGCCCGCGTATCGTTTAGCACAAAAACCCGCCAATAGAAAATGAACCACCTCCCATTCTCGGTCGGCGGAATTGTGTATTTATTATATCAATTATGATTATACCGCCAATGAACGCACCGCAACAATATCCTCTTCCAGTTCCCACCGCTTCCCCACGGCCTTCAACAGTGGCCGTAGCAGTCGACGTAGCAGTCGACGTAGACGTAGACGTAAACGCGACGACCGGCGAATCGGCGGCGACAAAAGCAAATATAACCAAAGACCAATTGAAAGATTATCTGCGCCAATGGGTGCGTGTTGAAAATGAAATCGGCACCCTAAATGCGGAAATCAAGAAGCGCAAACTGCTTCATCAGCAACTATCCTCGTCACTATTAAGCGTTATGCGCCAAAACGAGATAGACTGCTTTGACCTGGCCAATGGCCGTATCGTGTATTCCAAGACAAAGACCCGCGCGCCTCTTAACAACGGTCAGATTAAAACCGCGCTTACAACGTATTACAAGGATGACGCGGAAAAAGCGACCAATCTTACCCAGTTTTTATTGGCGTCCCGTGTAGAAAAGACGCGCGAATCTATCAAAATGAAAATACCGAAAAACAAATAAATACTTATGTTATATGGATACTAGTATAAACTATATAACACATACAAATACAAATACACATAGAGTATACTGATGTTTTATATTGGCGGTGCTGGTAAGAAAAACGCAGTGCGAGAGATAATGAAAAAGGGACGAAAAGAACCGGAACCGGAGGCCGCCGCCGACGACGACGACGACGACGAGGACCAAGACAAGGCGGCGAGGTCTAGGTCTCGGTCTAGGTCGCGGTCACGGTCGAGAATAAGTCACGCGTCTGACGATATTGTAGACGACGACAGTGCGTCCGACGCAGACGCAGACGCAGACGCCGACGCAGACGCAGACGAGGCCACCGCACCACCCGACAACAATGACTACATAACCACAATGGGGAGTATTAATACTGTGGGGCACCATCACCATTACACGTTTGTTGAAGAAGAATTGGACTATGACATTGAAGAGTTCGCCGATGCGGCGCTTCCCGTGTTGAAAGAATATCAACTGGTAATTTACCGCATCAATACGCGCAATACGACCCCGTTTCTAGAATTCTTATTTTACTATGATAAATCGCACTGTCGTCTGCCCGATGTCCATCATAAACCGAAACACAATATACGCAAAGAATCCGACGGAATTATGGATAAGTTATTTACAAGCAAATATCGATTCAAGGGCTATTTTCACGACGAACTCACGGATAAATGCTTCGTGTTTTATGAGAAATATTTCAATGCGGCCTCCGACGCCGCCGCCACGCAAATCTCGCTCCAAAAATCGCACAATTGGTTCTGGATTTGTACCACCGAAATCATCTATCACCGAAAATATATGACAATACCGATAGACGCCGCCGCAGTCGATTTTTTTATAGCATACCCAACCGTGGGTATATTACAGGCGACACTACCTCATATGGGGCGCAGTAGCCGCAGTCGCAGTCGCGACCGCTTTCAGTCCGTCCATATCGAAGCGCCAAGTGTATTATACTACGGGTCAACATTTTGTTATGCGAAAAACACGGCGTTATATGGACTGAAACGCGAACCGATAATTGCGCGGTATGGCCCCTTTTATTATTTTACAACACTAGAGCATTCCTATTATTGGGCGTGTTATCATAACACCGCACATAACGCTTCTGTGAAACGCGACACGCACAATGGCGGTATTTCGCGCTATGCGGTATTTACAAAACGAATGAAGACCGCATTTATCGACGACGACTATGATACAGAAATAGTTAAGAAATACACCGAGCGAAAGAACATGTTTGAAACCAAAATAAACGAATACCGGCGAAATCAAGAGGTGTATCAACCCGGCGCATACGATAGCATATATAGCTATGACTATTCATGGACGATGTCCTATGATACAATATATAACGGGTATTATAACGTGAATAAAATACTGCGCCCGGTCTGGTGTGTTGGTGACCATCAACATTTCGAACTGTTGTCGTATTATGAGGTAGACACAGACAAGATTCCCGCCCACTATGACGACGAATACACGGATTATACGATTATGTAAAATAGTAGCAATAGTATATAACATACATACATACATACATACATACATACATACATACATACATACATACACCACCATCACGCAAAATGGGACTCTTTGATAACAAATTGTATAACTTCGTTATGCTGATATTTGTTAGCGGTATCATCGTCCAGATAATGAAATTCTTTGACATTGAATACGTATTTTATATTAGTTATTTGTTATGGTTCATCGCTATAGGTATTTTTGTAATAGTTCTTCCGAGGGGTCATAGTTCGGTTATTTAGAGAATAAAATGTATATACATATAACATAGCTATATCTACCTATACATCTACCTATGACGGATGTCATCACATATAATACTGAACTAGAACAGCTACTGAAAGAGAACTCCGAAGAATGCGAGTCACTTTCAATTCTTCATCGTATGTCATATGAAAAATACAACAAACGGTCCAACTATATTAATATTCCGGTTATTATTTTGAGTAGTGCTATCGGTTTCATTACCGGTATTGATTTACAATATGACCGGATGAATATTATTTTAGGTGTAGGAAGTGTGTTTGTAGGAATCATTAAATCAGTAGATACCTACTTTCAATTGGCGAAGCGCGCGGAATCGCACCGAATCTGCTCGTTACAGTTCTCTCAAATATCGAAAAAACTCCAGATTGAACTAACACTACACCGACGACAACGAGCCACCGCAGAGAATATGATGAATATTGTCAAAACCGACATAAAAAATATGCAGGATATCGCTCCGCTTATTGATGATGACATTATTGAAATATATAACGGGAAATATCGCAGATACAAGCGGGTGAAGAAGCCTAATTTTGTAAATGGACTCACCGAAGTCAAGATTAATCCATATAACAATGAACGTGAATACGAGTTTGCGAGTAGACAGGGGAGCCGTGAAGCCAGTCCAAACAACGAACTACGCGATGATGTTCGACCGCCGTCGTCGTCGGCGCAGCCTCAACAGCAACAGCAACCGCAGCAGCAGTCATTACCGTCGTCTTCGCAGCAAAATCAAAATCAAAATCAAAATCAAAATAATAATAATTATGATGATGATGATGTAAGTGTTGGTCCGATTCATCCTAATGTAAATACAAATAATCCGTCGACCGAAACAACAAGTAATATGGATAGCGCACAAGTCCTACAAATACTTCAACAACTTCAATCCAGGTCACAAACGAACTCGCAACAAAACAATAATACTATTGTAACTCCGGCGGTTTCTACCTCGACAAGTATCCGTAGCACGTCGTCATTACAACTAGGTCAATTACAAATAGATAATAGTGGAAATAACGGCATGAATATATGAAAAAATTGAACCCGAAATATTATTAAATAGATATACAAACCATTTGTGTATATTTATTACATGGATAAATTGAAACTGTCGTCGGGCGGGAGCCATAAAAAAAAGAAAGAGGAAGAAGATTCTTCTAATAAAATAGAAGAAAAGATGGAGGGGGGTATTATTGTGCGTAGAAAGGGTGGCGTGAAGATAGATGTGGAGAAATAGAAAAAGTGTGAAGAAGAGGTAATATAGAAAAGAAAAAAAAATTGAAAAGAAGAGATAAAAGAAGAAAGAAGGTAAAGCGAAGATGGAAAGCAT